GAAAGCGCGGTCATGGAGAACGATGACCGCTATACAATTCTTGAAATGCACGTCACAATTAACATGCCCGAAGGGTTTGATGATTCTGATGAGATAGCTAGACCTTATGTAATAACTATAGATAAGTCGTCACGCGAGATATTGTCTATACGCAAGAATTGGTACGAGGATGACGTTAAGAAGAAAAAGCGCCTACACTTTGTTCACTACCGCTATCTTCCGGGCCTTGGGTTTTATGGATTAGGTTTGGTTCATATGATTGGTGGACTTGCTAAGTCTGCCACATCCATTCTTCGACAGTTGGTTGATGCAGGGACTCTTTCTAATCTTCCCGGTGGGTTAAAGGCTCGCGGGTTGAGGATTAGAGGGGACGACACCCCGATCTCTCCCGGAGAATTTAGGGATGTTGATGTACCGAGTGGGGCGATTAAGGACAGTATCACGTTCCTTCCATACAAAGAGCCATCTGGCGTTCTCTATCAGTTGCTTCTTGGAATCGTTGAAGAGGGTAGGCGTTTTGCTTCACTGACAGATCTTAAAATTAGCGACATGAGCAATCAGGCTCCGGTCGGAACAACTCTTGCTCTTCTTGAAAGATCCATGAAGGTTATGGCTGCTATTCAAGCAAGACTTCATGATTCCATGCGTGATGAGTTTAAAATCCTAGAGGGCATCGTTCAGGATCATGCTCCTCATGATTACCCATACGACATGGAAGGCGATGAAGTCATGAAGGCTTCTGACTTCGATGGTCGAGTTGATGTTCTTCCTGTATCCGATCCTAACTCAGCGACTATGTCACAAAGGATTATGCAGTATCAAGCAGCCTTACAGCTTGCTGAGACCGCTCCAAATATTTACGACGTACCCCAGCTCCATCGGCAGATGCTTGAGGTTCTTGGCATTCAGGATTCTGACAAGATTATTCCCATTGAAGATGAAGTTTCTCCAAGTGGCCCAGTTGAAGAAAATATGTCCCTTATCCAAGGTGAACCTATCAAAGCTTTTATGTGGCAAGACCATGAGTCTCACATTGCTGTCCATCAGGCAGCTTCTCAAGACCCAAAGATTCAAGAGCTTTTGTCTTCTGATCCGAATGCAGGTTCTGTCCAGGCTGCTTTCTCTGCTCATATGGCAGAGCATATTGCTTTTAGCTACAGGCAGCAGATAGAGGAGCAGTTAGGAACATCCCTCCCTCACCCTGATCAAGAAATCCCGGATGAGCAGGCGGTTCAACTTTCCTCGCTTGTCGCCGAGGCCTCTCAGATGCTCTTGCAAAAGAATCAATTTGATGCCCAACAACAGGAGATCCAAGAGCAAGCTCAGGATCCAATTATTCAGATGAGGCAAGAAGAGCTTCAGATACGACGGGCCGAGTCAGAGGCCAAGATGGAAGAAAACAAGGCTAGGCTGCAGCTTGATATGATGAAGATGGCTGAGAAAAGCGCTGGTGACGTTGCTTCTATTGGTCTTCAAAAAGAACTCGCTCAGTCTAAGATCGAATCTCAAGAGAAGATCGCAGGCGCGAAGGTGAGTGCTGACATTGCGTCAGACATCATGGCGGCGACAGCGAGAGGTGAGGACATTAGCTTTCAAGAAGCAAAGATGAGTGCAGAGCTTGGTCTTAAGATGTCTGAGCTTATGCTTGCAGCAGAGCGCTTGGCTTCTTCGGAGAGATCAGAAAGCGCGAAGGTTGCATCTAAGATTATGGAAAAGGTTTTAGATATGAAGAAGGACTTAGACATTGAGGACGTATCGGTAAGCGTCGGGGGTGATATTGGACCCGTTAATTGATTCCCTTCTTTCCACTGTGGCTTCTCTTAGAGAGCAGTACGTTTCTCACATTACGACCGGATCTGTAGCAAACGAAAGTTCTTTTCGTGAAATGCGAGGAGTAATACAGGGAATTGATCTGGTTACGGTAGAAATAAAAGAAATTGCAAATGCAGTTTACGGAGATGAAGTGGAATAACTTCACGGATATTTCCGCAATCTGGGAGACGATGGCACCCAGTTTTCAAAACGTCATCGCAAAAAAGGAAATAAAATTGTCTGAAGCAATTCAGTACAGCAACGAGGAGCCTCGCAATGCGAAGTTGCTTCCAAAGCCTTCGGGCTATCGTTTGCTAGTGGCTCTTCCTGAAGTGGAGGAGACGACGGAGGGCGGAATCTATTTGCCTGAAGAGAGGCGATCCGCAGAGTCTGTCGCAAGTATCGTGGGTTATGTAATTGAAACGGGTCCTGATTGTTATAAAGACCCAGAGAAGTTCCCAACAGGTCCTTGGTGTAAAGAGGGAGATTGGGTAGTCATGCGGGCTTATTCGGGAACTAGAATAAGCGTAAAGGGCAAAGAGTTTCGACTAATTAATGATGATTCGGTCGAGGCTGTTGTCGAAGATCCTAGAGGGGTGGCCAGAGTATGAATTCTCCTCTAGACGATTTGCTTGGAAATTCTTTGACGGAACCGATTGCCGATGTTTCTTCTGAAGATTTTGAAATGGACATTGATGTCATTGATGATCGACCGGAAGAAGATCAAGTTGAGCCCCGAGATCCATCGGTAAGTTCGGCTTCTTCGGAAGATGAAAGTGAAATTGAAAAAGTCGGTAGCCGCGCAGAGAAAAGAATTAAACAACTTACATACGAGAATCATGAAGAACGCAGAGCAAAAGAAGCTGCTATCCGAATGCAAGAAGAAGCCATTCGGTACGCTCAGAGCCAAGAGGCAGAGCTTCAAAAGGCACGTACCCATTTAGAGCAAGGTGAGAAAGTTCTTATTTCTCAAGTTCATTCTGCGACCGATGCTCAACTGAGTGCTGCTAAGGACGCTTACAAGTCAGCTTATGAGTCGGGAGACTCTGATGCAATTCTTGAAGCACAAGAAAAGCTGAATAAGTCAATGATTGATGCCAAGCAGGCGTCAATGTATCAGCCAGTTGTTGAAAGTCAGAACAGAGCTTCAATGGCACAGCAACAAGCCGTTAGAAATTCTTACATTTCAAGAATGCAAGAAGAGCAAAGGAGGCAAGCTGCTGTTGATCCAAAGCTTCAGTCTTGGCTGGGCGAAAATCAATGGTTTGGAAAAGACCATGAGATGACGCAATTTGCTTATGGCGTTCATGAAAAACTCGTTAGAGACAATAATGTTAATCCTCAATCGGATGAATATTATCAAATGATTAATGAAAGACTAAGGGAAGTTTTTCCTCAAAATTTCGGGAGTGATATGGGAACAGGGGATCCCGCTGCAAGCTCTCGATCTACGTCGGTGGTCGCGCCCTCAAAGAGGTCTTCGGGTTCACCACGCAAAGTACAGCTAACCTCTACCCAGGTGGCTCTCGCGAAGCGCTTGGGTCTAAGCAAACAACAGTACGCCAAACAACTCCTGAAGGAGAAATCTCGTGGCTGAACAATCGCGCACCAAAAGAGAACTGCAAAGTAGAGATCAAGACAAACGTGAGAAGATTTGGGAATCTGCATCTCTCATACCTAATCCAGACCCCAGAGAGGGACTGGAGCATCGCTGGTCAAGGGCCTCGTCAAGAGGTGAAGCGGATAATATCAACATCTCGCAAGCACTCCGAGAAGGTTGGGAACCCGTTTTGGCTAGTGACTATCCAGAACTGCAAATTAAGTCAGATCGAGGAAGCCAATACCCAGACAATGTTTTGGTTGGAGGACTCCTCCTAATGGCTCGCCCCACCGAAATTGGGGATCAGTTCAGGGAGAAATCACATCGCGAGAGCTTGGGTCAGATCGAAGCTCTTGATCAAAGCTTCTTCAGAGAGCAAGATCCGAGAATGCCGCTCATGAAACCTGAACGGCAATCTCGGGTACAGTTTGGCGAAAACTAATTACGGATGTACCGCAAGGCGTTTCGCTAAGTTTTAAGGAGAATTAAAATGGCTTATGGACTCAGGCCCGTTGGCGCAGACCGAATTGGTTATGTGACATCGGGTCCGACTAAGTACCCGATGGCCGATTCCTATGCTGGCAATGTGTTCTTTGGCGATTTCGTGGAGAGACTTGCCACGGGATATGTTCAGCGTCAGGAAACAACTACGGGGCTCAGTCCCGTAGCCGCGCACCCTACACTTGGGATTGCGGTTGGGTTTGAATACACGGACACCTCTGGTGCGGTTCAGCAGAGTAACTACTACCCTGCTTCTGGCGGCACGAACATTAGCGTGTTTGTGTCTGATGATGTGAATCAAACCTATATGGTTGAAGCAAAGGGTTCTGCGAACATTACCTTTGCCGATGTGGGTGACAACGCTCCCGCTCTTGGCTTTGCGGCCTCTGCGGGTAGTACGGACACTGGCCTTTCGGGGATCTACCTCGATACAGGTAATATTGCACAGAGCGCAGCCGCTCTCCGTATTGTTGCAATCGTTGAGGATGGTGAAAACGAAAACATTACGGCAGCGGCTACGGTTGGGAAAAATGTTTTGGTGAAGATTCGCAAGGAATGTCTCCAGAACGAACTTGAAGATCAAATCCCGTAGGGAAAGGAGTAAATAATCATGGCAATTTCACGCGCACAAATGATGAAAGAACTCCTTCCCGGGCTTAACGCTCTGTTTGGTTTGGAGTATGATCGTTATGAAAACGAGCATGAAGCTATCTACGAAACCGAATCTTCAGACCGATCGTTTGAAGAAGAAGTTAAGCTGGCTGGCTTTGGGGCTGCACCTGTGAAGTCTGAGGGAGCTGGTATCTCTTACGACACAGCACAGGAGCATTTCACGGCTCGTTACAATCACGAAACCATTGCGATGGGGTTTTCGATTACCGAGGAGGCTGTGGAAGATAATCTTTATGATTCTCTCTCCGCTCGCTACACCAAGGCACTCGCCCGCGCGATGGCACACACGAAGCAGGTCAAAGCGGCCTTCCCGTTGAACAACGCATTTGCTACCACCAACTTCACTTCCGGTGATGGCAAGGCTCTCTGTGCGACAGACCACTCGTTGGTAACTGGCGGAACAGTAAGCAATGTGCTGGCCACAGCGGCAGACCTCAACGAGACATCGCTTGAACAAGCGGTTATCGACATCGGTGCTTTTACTGATGACCGGGGTTTGATTATTGCTGCACGACCACGCAAGTTGATTTGTGCTTCTTATAATCAGTTTGTGGCCACCCGTGTTCTTGAGACGGAACTTCGTCCCGGGACTGCGGATAACGACATCAACGCACTTCGGACTAACGGTGTTATCCCGGAGGGCTATTCTATCAATCATTACATGACGACGACGAACAAGAAAGAATGGTTCCTCATCACGGATGTACCGAATGGTATGAAGATGTTCACACGAACTCCGTTGCAGACAGGCATGGACGGGGACTTTGATACAGGGAATGTTCGTTACAAAGCACGGGAACGATACTCGTTCGGCGTTTCGGATTATCTTGGTATTTTCGGAAGTGGTAGCCTTACCTAGGTTGCTCTATGGGCCGGGAGTTTTACTCCCGGCCCTATTAGGGTTCTTCTAATGAAAATTGTTTTAATTCTTTTTTCTTTATTTTTTTTAAGCAATGCTTCATTTGGAGAAGAAAGATTTTGCTTCAGCGATGAAGAGCCCAACAAGCTTTGGATTTCAGGATATCAAGTTTTAGGTGACCCTATATATGGACCTTATGTTTTGGATGAAGATTCAATCGATAGGTGTTTCGAAGGTGAAATTCCAAGGCTAGTTGCTTTGTCTAGAGTTATGTGGTCGATGCCTCACATTTGCAGGGAAAGCAGGGCGTGTGCTTATGACATGGATAACGACAATGTTGTAGGTCTTGATGACGTAGGCTCTTTGATTCTAGATGCAATGTCTTACTTGAATAGCGTTTGTAGAGAATAAAGGGCTAAAGTAATTGGCGTATACAAAACCTGATTTAAGAAAACGAATTGTTTCTAGCGTTAAGTCTGGAAGCAAGGGCGGCAAGGCTGGGCAGTGGTCTGCAAGAAAAGCTCAGATTGCTTCAGAGAAATACAAAAAAGCAGGTGGTGGATACAAGGGTGCCAAGACAGAAGGTCAAAAGTCTTTGTCTAAATGGACTAAGGAAGAGTGGGGAACTAAGTCTGGAAAGCCAAGTACGCAAGGAAAGAAAGCTACTGGTGAAAGATATCTTCCCAAAAAAGACAGGGAAAAATTAACAGACAAAGAGTACAAAGCTACCAGCAGAAAAAAAAGAGAAGACACTAAAAAGGGAAAGCAGTTTTCAAAGCAGCCCAAGTCCGTAGCGGCTAAAACATCTAAATCTTCTGCTAGAAAGAAAAAGTAAATGGCAATTGAGTACCGTGGTGAAAAATTTTCGGGTCACAACAAACCCAAAAGAACTCCTTCTCATCCCAAAAAGTCTCATGCTGTTCTCGCCAAGGAAGGCGAAAAAGTAAAGTTAATTCGATTTGGAGAGCAAGGAGCCAGCACGGCAGGCAAGCCTAAGAAGGGTGAGTCCGACCGCATGAAGGCCAAGCGCA